TTTTTGCGTACTGCTCGTTGCATTTGTAGAGTAACTATCTCATCTCTTGGATGAATTAGTTGCTTCTTGATAATTCTACTATAAGTGTTGTTTGACGCACTAATTAAATCTTTAGTTGATGTTGTCTGTACCCGCAAACCTTTCTGCTTCAGCGAAGAGGCTAAGTCATCCAATACATTTCCGTCCATGATAAACGGCTTGCCATATTTTGCCAGGTCTAAACAGACTTTAATCACATTATCAATATCTGTATTATTTAATGATGCCACCAATTCTGTGGCTATCTTTCCATCTTCCTGCATTTGGGCAGTCACAATACTGACATATTCCCAACCAGAGGTTCTTTCAATTGCAAACACTTCAGGGTTTGTAGGTCGTCCTTCAAGGCATTGAGACCAGGCTCCAACAGGGATCCAAGCGTTCATGGATGAGACAAACTGGTTTAATCTATAACGCCTAGCGTCTGGTTCAGGCATTGTGGCTAATTCGTTTTTAACAGACTCCCAGTTTAGGATTCCTGATGCAAGTTGTGGGTTTGCCATACGAACAGCGTCTTCATCATCTAGAGCACAGCCTTGAGGTGCTTCCCAACAGAAGAAGCCAAACCTTTCTAAATCTTCTTGGCCTTGGATGGCTGCCATTCCTCTTTCGTATAAATGTTTGAGCAGGTTTGATGTGTCATCGCCAGCAGTTGTGATTCCAATCGTTAGGCCATCTGTGCGGGTAGCAGAACCAAGGCTCATAGCAGTCCACACATCTTCTTTGGCCACATGCAACTCATCAAATATAACCATGGATGGATGCAAGCCTTGAGCAGTTGCTACATTACTTCCAATAACCTTATACATTCCTGTACCATCTTTAGTCCAAAGACCACGATGCTCAGTAGATTTACTAAAGAAATGTGCAAGCAATTCAGACGAATCTACCTGGTGTTTTAGCCTTCTATAAACGATTTTAGCCTGATCAGCAGAGGCAGCAACAGAGATAACTTCAGGTGCAGGCTCATGCAGGAGCATACCGTAAAGGGCAAATAAGGCACCTAGGAGGCTCTTTCCGTTCTTCCTAGGCATAGATATTACAACCTGCTTATAACGCAGCCTACCAGCCTTAGAAGGGTCAGAATAGTCATTTGGATATCTCTCCAAGACATGGCGGATAAGCCACTTCTGCCAGTCTGTTAATACTAATATTTCGTCATTTTTCTCAGGGATTCTCCAAAGAGTTTCCGAAATATTAATAACCTTATGCCCATCTGAAACAAAATCCTGAGATAAAGGTTTGGTCCAATAGGTAGGAAGCCAATTATCCGTTTGCAATGGCTTGTAACATTTCTGCTGGACTCATAGTCTCAGTCTTTCTATTATTGAGCAGACCAAGGTTTGCCAATAGGCCAATAAGGATAGGTGCTATTTGATGCCGTCTATCTGGGAATTGGTCCATGGTTTCTGCAAGCATAACTGCTTCTTTGGCTGCTCCCAAATCTACATCATCTAGCCATGTGGCTGCTAGGATGGATTTACGGACAGACTCCTCTAGACTGAAATCTAGGTTTAGTGGTTCATTTACTTTTGATACATCTCTAAGACCTCTAGGGCCTTGGGACATTCCTGTTCTCATGTTACTCCTTTTACTATTTTATATTTCTGGTTTCTATTATACTCTAACAGGGTTTTCAGCATGAAAAATAAAAAACCAAATATCTTTCAAACCTTCAAACCTTCATATCCGCATATCCGCCATATGCCAGGCATAGGGTTTGTTATGCCAATAGGGATTATGGGTATCCTTTTCTATTCCCGCTTTTTTGGCGGCTATTGACAAACCTTCATATCTGTGGTATGCGGATATGCTGCGTATCTGCGTATCAAGGTTTGAGATGGTTTGTCTCACTATTTGGACAGGCCTTAGAAAGGCCGCTCTTTTAAGAGTATCCAAACCCTCATACCCACATATGTCCAAACCTATGAGACTATGCATAGCGCTTATTCCAATAGTTCAATCGCTTCATTGTTTGATTACCTCTACCACTGTTACATTTCTTACAGCATGGTAGTAGATTGGATACTTCATTGCTACCGCCAAGGCTTACAGGTAGTATGTGATCAGCCTCATTTGCTGGATTACCACAGTAATGGCATGTCCAGTTATTAGCCTCAAGGACTATCTTACGGTTCTTCTTGTATTCCGCCGTAGCATAGGGACTACCCATCAGTGAACCCATCCGATAACTCGTCCCAATTCACAGCATCTTCCATATCCACATCCATGTTGTTCACAGTACCAAATGTCCTTGGCTCCCTCTTCAGCAGCCTCTCTGTTCTTGCCCATACCTCTGGATAATCCTCCCATGAGAATGCCAAACCACCTATATTCACTAGGTCTAGCAAATGTGCTGCACAACACCATCCCCAATCATGGTGATAATAATAGGCTGATTGGGTACATCTTTCACATACCCTTGGCCTTTGGGTAGTTTTGTATTTGCCTAAGTAATAGAAAGGATTGTTGGAAAACCCATATTTGGGATGTGTTGTCATATCCTGTCTATTATAGCAGCAACCACCTTATTTATTTTGCCTCTATCAATTTGATTAGGTTCTCTGCCATGGGCCAAGGCAAATACAGCACTATAGCCTTTAAACAGTCTTTCTTCTACTGTTCTTCGGATAGCCTTATCATTACGCTGCTCCATCTTTAGGCTTCCTTTTCTCTTTACTGCTATTTTCTTTATTGGTTATTACTTCTAAATGCCCTGGATTTACGCAGGCAGGATTATGACACATATGATTAATAACAAATTCTGGGTTTGATGTAACGCCCTTTGGTAGTTTTTCAAAACCATGCTTAAGAGAATAAGCAAATCTATGTGCTTTTATTGATACTTTTTTGCCTAGATTTTTTGAGTAAACCCCAAATTCTCCATAACCACGATGATCAATTTGTCCCAGCCAAATGTGACAATCGCCAGACATATTTATATTTTTATAGAATGTTTCTACTGTTTGTGGTTTTAATATATTTTCTTCAATTGCCTGGTCTTTTTTACTTAACATATCGCACCTCAACTGGGAATAGTCCATTGTCTTGGATTTTGCGTCTTGGAGGCATTTTCTTTCGTGTACCCAGAAATTCACAAACCTCTGGCAGATGCATAACAAGGCTATGGTCTTTATTCCAAAGAATAATATCACCCATGGCTATAGACCTATTGCAGACACAACAGGTGTTTCTGTATTTGTTAGTTATTTGTTTCCAATTAAAGTCTTGGTGCTTTAAGCCTTCTGCGGTCTTAACAGCACGATTGGTTCTTTCATGCTTATTCATGTTTTCTATTCTTTCTATCCCTGCGGGATAATCAAAGGTTAACAGAAGGAGTATCACAGTAGTTCAAGAACCTTTCCTGAGTACAACCCTCTATCCGCTATTTTAATAAATAACAGATAAAGATTGTCCCAAGAAAGTTTGGACCTTTCCTTCGCTAGCACTTAAACCCTAGGCAATTTGCCGTCCGAAAGTCTGCTAGATAATAAGTATAGCACAGCCCAGAAAACTTTGCAAGAAAAGGGTTTGGGCCCTACGAGGAAAGAGATAGAAGAACCTGTAGGACCCAAAATATCACACTAGGATGGTGATGTATTAATTATAACATGTGGTGTTAGACAATGTCAAGAAGCCGTTTTAAAGGCTTTTAAGACCTTGACCCATATCCAGATACCTAAACCTGCTAAAAGTGGCTAAAAACCACCTTAGAAGGCTTTTAAAGGCTATCCTACCAACCTTGTATCTGTGCTCTTTTCCAGGTATTGGTAGCAACGCAGATATAAATATAATCAGCATCCCAAGCAATTTCTCCAACTGTGCCTGTAGCAGATGCAGATGCAGGTGTCTTGCCTTGTATTTCTAATTGGCCATTTATTTTAAGTCTACCCGCAGTTCCACCAGTATTATCAAACTTACCGTAGATTAATGGAGTTGATGTTAAATGATTAGATATATAAAGATTGTCAGATGTAGTTTCATTTCTACCTGCGTTATATCCAATAAATACATTTCGTGAGCCTGTCTGGTTTTCTCTACCAGCCTGTGAACCAATTGCAGTATTGAATTCACCAGTTGTTAAGGCTGTTACTGTTCCTAAGAAACCATCACCAGTATTACCAACCTGAGAAGGCATAATTGTGTATGTCTGTAATCTGTGTGCATTACCAGGAGTTGTTATTGTAACTGATGTTACTTGTCCTCCAGAAATAACAACTGTTGCTAATGCTGGTTGCTGATTTTGTCCTGGAACTGCTGGGTTAAGAGTGACATTTGTATAAGTTCCGTCAGTATAACCTGATCCAGGATTGGTAATTACAAGTGTTGCAATCTGAGATGTTGCACCTCTATTAGAACCAGCACCTACTGATGTATTATTTCCTCCTGCAGAAGTGAAAAGCAATGCGCTTCCACCAACTGCAGTATTTAAACTTCCAGTTGTTACATTTCCAGCAGTTAGATTACCAATACCCATATTGTTGGCACCTGTTGTTAAAGATGTAAGAGCATTTTGGCCAAACGCCATGTTTGCAACACCTGTTGTACACGCTGCTAAAGCATTGCGACCAACTGCTGTGTTTGCTCCACCAGTTGTATTTGCTGCAAGTGCCAAGTGACCAACAGCAGTGTTAGCATCGCCTGTTGTATTTGCTTTTAATGCCTCAAAACCAACTGCAGTATTCTGTGGACCAGTTGTATTAACATTTAATGCCCTCTTACCAACTGCAGTATTTTCACTAGCAGTGTTTTTACGCAAAGCAAAGAATCCGACTGCAGTGTTTCCATTTCCTGTTGTATTATCTTCAAGAGCAGCACCACCAACAGCGATATTTTCATTACCTGTCGTATTTGCATAAAGCGCATAATCACCAACGCCTACAAGGTCTCCACCTGTTGTATTTGCTTGTAATGTATTAGAACCAACTGCAGTAACATAACTTGCAGTAGTTGTATTTCTTGCTGCGTTAAGTCCGATTGCAGTTATGTCTTGGCCAGTTGTATTAAATTCTGCTGCTTGAGTTCCAACTGCAGTATTACCTTGGGCACTTGTAGTAGTAATCATTGCTCTGTTACCAATTGCAGTATTTCCAGAACCTGTTGCATTTTGTAGAGCCAAGTTACCAATAGCAGTGTTATTAGAACCAGTTACATTGTTTTCAAGTACAGCACGACCAATTGCCATGTTGTTGCCACCAGTTGTAACATTCTTTAATGCACTGTTACCTAGCGCAACATTGTCTTGGCCTTCTGTTAAATCTTCTGCTGCAAGCATACCAAGAGCAAGGTTGTTAGAACCTGTTGTGATTGCTGCCAATGCTCCTGAGTCTGTAAAGCGAATATTATTTGTGTTAACTATCTGTGTTCCACTAGGTCCTGTAGCACCAGTAGCACCTGTTGCTCCTGTGGCTCCAGTTTCTCCTTGGATACCTTGCGGTCC